GACCAATCAATGCTGGTTCCCGAGCTGCCGGTGTTGTAGGTGCTGGTTAGCCTAATCGTAGGAGTGATCCCGGCACCAATCGCACCCGCGCTTACCTGCAACTTCTGCCCGCCGTCCGTCGCCGTGCCGATGAGGACGTTGCCGCCGCTGGCATTGAAAATGTTATTACCCGTGCCGCTGACGGTAAGGTTGCCCGAGAGGATGGCGTTGCCGGATGGCGTAATCTTGAAGGCATCTGCCGAGAACGTGCTTCCGTCAGCCGCCGTGGACGGAATAAACGACAGCCAGTTACCAAGAATGTTTGACCCGATCTGCCAGTTGTTCGCAGCACTCGCGGCCTGATTCTGAATTTGCAGAATCGTCCCCTTGGATGAATTGCCATTTACCGTTAGCGATATGTCGCCAGCGGTATTGCTTGCTCCGGTTGAGACACCGCGATTGGTCGTCAGCGTCCCGCCCACCGTCGCGTTGCCGCTTAGGTTCAAGCTGCTGCCAGTCGCCGCGCCGATGTTCGGCGTGACGAGCGTGGGCGTGTTGGCGAAAACAAGAGCGCCGCTGCCGGTCTCGTCCGTAACTGCCGCCGCGAGGTTCGCGCTGCTCGGAGTTGCAAGGAAGGTTGCGACGTTTGCGCCAAGGCCCGAGACGCCAGTTGAGATCGGTAGGCCGGTGCAACTCGTGAGCGTGCCGCTCTGAGGCGTGCCGAGGATAGGCGTCACCAAGGTAGGCGAGGTCGCGAAGACGAGCGAGCCGCTGCCGGTCTCGTCCGAGATCACTCCCGCCAGTTCCGAGGACGTTGTCGCCGCCAACGCCGACAGGTTGTCCGTCGTCACCACCAACGTCTTGCTAGCCGGAATCGTAGTACCGTTAATCGTCCCTGTTCCAGCAACTGTAAGATTCCCGCCAAAGCTAGGGCTAAAGGCACTAAGCTTGCGCGTGTTATTTGCGCTTCCATCAATACCAAAAAAGTCAGTAGACGAGGAAGACGAGGCCGTCGTCGGAATGTCTTTGATGCGAATGTTAGGCATTTTAGTAAATCGCTACCAACTGATTCGTAAACTCATCCACGATTTCATCCCCCGTATCTGTGATCAGCACATAGTCAGCGAGTGGAGGAGATGGAACATCTGCCTTGCTGATCAAAATATCAGACCAGAAAATGGGATCAGCCAGTTGCGGACGCACCCGGTTATTAAGCGAGGTTTTCCGGCAAAGTAGGGCTGTCTCAAAGACGTTAGCCATTAGAGGAAGTTAAGCTCTTGAATCTCACAGATAACAGTAGTAGCGTCGTCCTGAATAGCTTTAGCAGTAAGAGCAAGCTCACGCGGCCAATAAGCCGTAGAACCCTCAGGATACTGGAATCCAAGGCTAGTAGTAGGCAGGGTGGTCCCATCTAGCGTAACCCGCGCACCACTCCCAGTAAACTGGATAAATACGTGGGTAGTATTCGCGTTGAGCGTAAAGTTGATGATGTTCACCGCACTACTACCAATCGAACGTTGGGTGTGCGTAGTGCCTGCTTGGGCCACCGCCTGCGAGGGCGTGTTAACGATCTTTGAGTTAGCCATTTTAGTAGGTAAACTGGGACATCACCACCTTGGAGTTTGCGCCGCTCTGAGCCTTCATCTTAGCAAGACGAGCAGCCTCCTTTGACCACCAGCCCTCAAAAGGAACTACAATATGGTGGCCGTTACTAGCAGAGGGCGCACTACCATCAAAGGTAATGTGCAAATCGCCACCAGTAATGGTTATGTAGCAACAACTGGTGCGAGGATCAAAGGACGTAGCAAACTGCGAAACCGCTGCATTTGTAACGGTAAGCGTCTCGCCGGGTTGCGTGCCATTGGGGATAGGATGAAGATTAACAACGTAACTATTCATTAGGAAAGGCGATATGAACGATTGAGATGCGTAGAAATACGGTGGGCTACAACACCCGACGACCTAACTACATCAACATTAGAAAGCTCCGAATCAAGCAAGTTTTGGGCAAAAGTTTCCTCAACAACAGCAACATCATTTTTACCATCTGAACGCAGCCAGTCAGCATAGGCCCCGTGACTAATGTACTCTTGCCACTCATCTGGAATATTAGTACTACCAGTAGTGTAAGGTCCGTCCCAATAAATCTTGTAAGTAACATAAGCTGCGGCAGTACCGTTGCTAAGATCGGCAATAACCGCCGCGCCAACGTTAGTCACATAAAACTCAAGCTCTACCGCCGAGTTCATATAAAACGGTTGAGACACCTTATGAATACGAATAAACTTATTGATGGTCGATTTACCAGCTTGGGTAAAGGGAACAATGTTGCTATTCAAAGTTGCCGTTCCGTCACCGGTACCAACCCCAGTAGCCACAAACTGCACTCCCACGGTAGCCGATGAAGCTCCAATACTAGTCCAGTTAGTGCTGCTGCCCACGGTCAAAATAGTGTAAGTCAATCCAACAACAAAAGATCCGGCGCTCACCGTCGTAGACTGATAGTTTCGAAGCTCACCTACCACCAACCAACGGGGCCAAAAATCCGTAGCCTCATAAGCTATCTTTGCCCGTCGATTAATATACTCGGTAATCTGCGTCTGAGCATTAGCATCTGGCGCAGGAATTCCACATAACGCCTTAATGCGATTGTAAATTGAGGTGTAAGTGACGGTAGCCATTAGAGTTTATTAGGGGCCAAATGTGGGAAATAGCGTTGGTAATCCCGAATGAACCCCTTGTTATGCAATGCCTGATGCCCGTACTTCTTTCTCATATTAAACCATTCCCACCCCGGAGTTACCGCTACACAACGAAGATTTTTAAACCCAAACTTCTGGTTTTCCTTAATCTTATCGGCTTCTTGAGCGCACAACTTTTCACGTTGATTTTCCCAAGCCTGTTTTAGAGCAATTCCGGTAGTGATCTCGCGCATTAAGGCGCGGTCAATCTCACCATCTGAATATTTCGGAAGTGCTGTAATGATGTTCATAAAAAAGCCCGTGTGGCATTGTACCACACGGGCTTTTGATAAGCACTAGGTGCTATTAGGCAATCACGCGAATCTGGCCGTGAGCCAGCGGGGAAAAGACCTGAAGGGTCGCCGCCGCATCCACGAAGCCTTTCTCACCGCCACCCGCATTGGGAACCCGGGTGGAACCCACGCTCATTAGCTCAGCAACGCCAATGTAGTTGGGATTGATGATGTAGCCACGGTTGGCATCAGGCAAGCAAGCCGGGTTGCCATTGATCACCGAGATAAGACCAAAGTCACTATCATAGGTGTTCACCGCAAACGTAATCTGCTTGTCCTCTGCCATTTGGTTAACGTGATAGACGTTCTCGTTGGTATTGCCATCAGAACGGGCAAATCCGCTGACAACACGACGCAGAGCCGTACCCGCAATCAACGACAGGGCATCCACATTTCCGGTCTGGGAAAAGATGGAGGAAATAAGGCCGTTGAAGGCATTTTCAGTCAGGGTGCCGCTGCTGTGGATGGACGCCGCCGGGGTACGATAGGCCGCAGGAACGTCAGCGCCGGGTGCGGCCTGAAGCCACAGACCCAGACCACGCGCCTCATAACGGGTCGAAGCACCATCTTCTACCGCACGATCATCGTCCGAGCAGAAGGTGAACTCCACATCCCGCTTCAGTTCACGGATGGCCTTAGATTCGGCCTCCGCAAGCTTAGCTGGACCAACCGACTCCACAGCCTGCTGAAGCTGGCTGACCATAAAATCACGCCGGAAAAGTTGGATGTAGTTACCCAAACGAGCCCGGTTAGTGAATTTATCGGTGTAGGTCGAAATATCCGCACCTTCCTGAATGCCAGTCTTAGACGGCGCAGCCAGCGCATCTACAGTCCACTCGTTGTAGGTAGCAGTAGCCTTGCTCTTACTAGCAAGAGAGGTCAGCGGTGTCTCCTCGGGAGCGAGGACCGTTAGAACGTCCGTAAGGTCTTCACGGTTAGAAATGGCCGAAGCATTCGTGCCATTGGTTTTGCTATAGGTGTTAGAAAATGCCATTGTAGTAGTAGATTAAGTTCGAGAATATTGAAGAGCACGGATAGCTTTGAAGTCCTTATAAGTTCCGCTTTTGTTAAAGCGCACGGAAAGGTCATTCAGGGCCTTAGACTGACGAGCCTCAGGCTTTGAGGATTCTGCGCCTTGGTTTACTACAGGAGACGGGGGAGAAAGCCGGGTTGTTGACTTTGTATCAACAGGACGGCGACCATACAGGCTGTTAGCTGCGTGGGCTAGCAGATAGGGTAGCTGGGGCGCAAGGTCGGGTAAAAGCTTTTCAACCGCCTTGAACTTATTATCGTTTACCAGCACTTCATACTGCTTGCGGACATCATTGTCTTCTCCCTGTAGCCAAGGAAGTTCGGCTTTCGCCTTCTCACTCAGGACTTGTTTCATTTCAGCCCGGTTCTTTGCTAGCTGAATCTGCTTTCCCTGATCGGGAATGTAGACATCCCTAGCCTTACGGGCGCGTTTTACAATCTCCCTGAGTTCACGCTTGGTATATTCCTTGCCGCCTTCGTTCGTCACAACGTCGTCGGCACCGAGGTCTTCGGCTCTATCAAGCCGTTCCTCTGCCCATTCCATCACCTCAGATAGTTCCTGATATTTGGCATCAAGACCATCCTTGGATTCGATGTTAGCGTAGGGATTATCTTTTACCTTCGCTTCGAATGAGGACTCCTCGCGCTTGGCAATCTCTGCTTTAAGAGCTTCCAACTGTTCCTCGGCAGCTTTACGCTTTGCTGTGAGTTCTCCAAAACGGGCCACAGCCTTACTGCCGAGTTTCTGCGAAAGCTCCTTTAGCTCCGCTTCACTCATAGACTCCAAGTCGTAATCCTTTGAAAGAACCTCTTGGTCTTTGGCGGGCTTGGGTTCCTCAGGATTTAGCGAGGGCTCTTCTTGCTTCGCCTCCTCCTTTGGTTCCTCTGGCTCGTTAGGGACCACCTCTGTAACCTCTTCCTTTGGTGCGTCCGGCGGATTTGTCGCCTTAGCAGCCTCAGTAAAGGCTTTATATCTCATAGCGATAAGCTCGCTATTCGATATATTCTTGCCCACAGGTTTTTGGTCGGCCCCTGCGTTAGCCGATTGGACTTCGTTTGACATTATGGGTGCCGTCTTTACGCCACGGGCATTGCGAGGCCCGCAGTTTAACATACCCAGTTAATGCTTTAACCGGGTAAACCTTGCGCCTTACGCATCCCGCGCCTAATCAAAAGCTCCTGATAGTTACAAAGATTTAAAAGCTCGTCGTAAACCTGTATCTTACCGCTAATTTCTCTCACTCTTCCGTCAGGTGCTCGGGCTAAGCTAGAGATAGCCAACTCACGGCCTGCCGCAACCCAGTCCAGAAAGTCCAGAAATTGCTCTCGCTCCCCAAGAAACCTAATCTGCTGCTCTAAAGGGTGCTTCTTGCTGCCAAATAAGTTCATTGATTGATCGTCTGGGTCTCGACCCCGCCCATTTGGGCGGGAGTAGTACCCAAACGACCAATTTCAGCGTTCTGCTGTTGGGTCAAGGCAAACTGATACTGGGCGGTGTACTTTTCCAGCCGGGTACGAAACGCCTCATCCTGCTGTAAACGCGCTATAACATCCTGCTGGGCAACGTATTGCTTTATAACCTCAAGCGCAATCTGCGCCCCATTGGGTCTGGCACCAGCCTCAATTCCCGCGTAAATCTTAGACAAATCATCCGTGACCAACTTGACTACTTGCTGCTGTGCTTGTTCAGCGGGTTGCAGGAAGGCATCCGCCATAATGGGATCGATCTGGGTGGCACTAATCTCAAGCAGCGCATCGACGTTAATACGCCCATTACGGTCAAGCTGGAGGAGGTTGACGAACTGACCGAGCCGGTTCTCGACCGTTTCGGGGTCGTTGTTCAGCACATCAAAGCTAATCTTGATGTCAAAGTCCTCGTCGGGGTTGCCCTTGTCAAAGCGCATAGGGTCCGCGACCCCGGTCACGCGGAAGAACATCTGGTCCGGCCCAAACCGCTGGTAAGACTTAAAGCAAGCCTTTAACACCTCTTGCGCGTGATGGAGAAACTTATTGACCAGAAATTGCTGACGAATCTGGCTGATGGGATTGTCGATGGACAGGCCGACAATCTTGTCCGCCGCATCAATCATCGTCTTTTCCATCTCCACCGAGCCCGGGTTGTAAGGAGGCACAGGTCCAAAGGTTATGTCACCCGCCCGCCGCATAGGCACAAAACGCCCCGGCCCCCAGTCGGAAGGAGGATTCCCCGGCTGATGCATAATTGGAGGCAGGGTAGCCAGACTATTCCGATCTACGCGGCTGTCCCGCTCGGCCTTTACCTGATCTTGCGGCCCCTTTAGCAAGTCCGAAAAGGTCTGCACATCGTAGAGGCGCTTATTGTCTTCAGCCAGACGAGTAACAACAAATGGATAGTCATTGTACCCGTTTAAAAGTTCATACTTAGCGCAAGGCTTAATGTCTCCCTGCCCCATAAACTTAGGGTTAAACACGGTAACGTAGATGCCCTCAGAGCCATCCTCGGGATCAATCAGGCGGGTAAAACCATATACCACTTCTACTAGCTCTGTAGCATCATACTGCTGGCGATTCTGAGCATAGGCCGCAGAGCGCGTGCTATAGATGTTTTCTAGGTTGTACGTGTTTACCCCAGAGTAGTGCTTTACCACGTGCTGGCACCACTCTATATCCCAACCGTCAGAGGCAGCGCGAGACAAAACCTCCTGTACAGACAGAAACGTCCGGTAGAACACAAATGGCGCACGCTGGGGATCAATGCAGTAGGACGGAAAAAACACATCCCCGTCTGGCGCACAGGTCTGAATAAACGGACGATCCACCGACAGGCGGCTAATTGGAATCTCACCCACGCCCGTAGCCCGCAAGTCCTTCAACGCTTTCTTCGCCTTCTTATCAATAAGGTCGGGATAGACAGACTTGAGCATCTTAACAATGTCGTCGTCGTTCTGCCCCTCAATGATGAGCTTAGCTAGTTCAGGCGAGTTCGTTGCAATCTGCTGCAAATCAATCTTCTGGAGATACTTTTTCTCCATTCGCTCCCACCCAACGTAGGTGATCATCAGCCCACGCTCAAGGAAGTAGTTGGCTCCAAGCTCCATCTCCTGCCGAAAGCGTTGGATGTACGACGAGCGCATCCACTTGATGAACGCACTCACAACCCGGGCGCGACCAGAATCCGACATCTCTACCGGATAGGCACGGATATTCGCCCGCTCCAACGCCGACATAAAAATAGAAACGTAGTTGTTAATACGCTCATCAATAATGCGAGCCTCCGTATCTGAAGCCCCATCCCAAGGGAAAGCATCTGCTCCGTGCTTACGTTGATCCGACGCCTTACCCGGCCAATAACAACGCCTTGTATCAGAACTATTAAGACATTGACTAAAATAACTAGATAGCTCGGCGGTTGTACGGTTGTATGCCTTGACGAGGGCAACAACGTCGGGACCGTCATTATCAACGAACGTCAAAGCCTGTTGTTGCTGGGTTTGGAGCATAGTTTAGCGTGGGAGATTGCGTTCTTTATGATAGCACAAACATACTGTTCCGTGCGCCCAATCTTGTCCGCAAGCTCATCTGGAAATATTTCAGACGTAGCACGCTCAACAATTCGCCTTTCGTACTCAAATCGGATGAGCCTGTCTGAGTGTTGAATAAGCCACCTGTTGTTGGTAGTAAGATCAGTAGGATCGGTCCGGCACATACCTGTAGGTGGTCCCAAGTTCGTCTGAAATGGCCTCTACCTCAATAAGTTTGCCTACCAGCTTGTTGGTAAAACGCCGGGGAATAATAACAGGAACTTTGCCCATATCCTGTTCTGGTATGGAACAAAACACCCATTGCGGGTTCTGAGCCTGCTTTAACACCTTCATTTGTAGCACTTCAGTACGGACGGGAGACGTAGGCTCCACCTTTGGTTTGTTCTTTTTCAATAGCCACCCCTGTTTGTTTTGGTTGTTTGCATTGCATCCTCGCTGATAAAACACGCGGGACTAACAGCTAAATAACGAATGACATCAATCGGGTCTTTCCACGCC